CAGCCATGGAATAACGGGGGGATGCTGTCCTTCTCATGACGTCGCCCCTTATCACGCCCCTGACCTACAATGGCTACGTGACGCAGATCGCGACGATGGCCGTCGTCAATACGACGACCCAGGCGGGTGTGGTCGTCGGCGTCGATCCGGCGTTCAACGTCATCATTCCGCAGATGCTGAACTACGCGGAACTCCGCATCCAGCGCGACCTCGATCTGCTCCAGGCCCAGACCCAGAATTTCAGCTACTCGTTCACGCCGGGGAGCCAGCTTCTGACGATCGCGCTCATGGACTTCATCGCGATCCAGACCCTGAGCGTGGTCGTCAACGGCGTGACTCGGCCGATGACCGCGGTAACGCAAGAATGGCTCCAGAACACGTACGGTTCAGCGGCGGATACAGGGGTCCCTCAGTATTTCGCGGCTTATGGCGCCGTGGGCGAGGGAAACAGCGATCTCACGCAGAGCTTCCTCGTCGGTCCGACGCCCGCCGCCGCGTATCAGGCGGCGTTGACCGGACTGACCCGGCTTCAGACGCTCGCGGTCAATGCGACGACGCTCCTGGCGGATACCGGGACCACGTTCATCAGTTCGTGGTTGCCGGACCTGCTGATCCAGGCGTCCATGATCTACATCAGTCAGTATCAGCGTAATTTTGGCCCGGCGGCGAACGATCCGCAGATGGGACCGACTTACGAATTGCAGTATCAGACGCTTCTCAAAGGCGCCCAGGTCGAAGAAGCCCGGAAAAACTTCGAGGCGTCCGGCTGGGGGCCGCTCGCGACGCCTATCGCCGCCACGCCGGGGAGGTAACGGATGCCCCATGCGGCTCTGAAACTCCTGCCGGGCGTCGATCAGAACAAGACCCCGACGCTGAACGAAGCGGCGATCTCCGACTGCGATCTGGTCCGGTTCGTTCCTGACCGTTCGGGCCTTGGGCTTGTGCAGAAGCTCGGCGGCTGGACCAAGTTCTACCCTTCCCCGACTTCGACCACGACCCGGGCTCTGTGGGCGTGGGAGGACACCAACGCCGCGCAGTACCTCGCCGCAGGGAACGAGACCGACCCGGTGACGCAACAGGCGTCGTTGAACGTCATCAGGAACGGCGTTCTCCGCGATATCACACCGCGATCGCTGACGACGAACCCGGCCGTTTTGTTCGATACGACGGCCGGAGACAGCACCGTCACTGTGACTGACACCCTGTCGGGGACAATCGACGACTATGACACCGTGTTTATCGCCACGCCGGTCTCGATCGGAGGACTGATTCTCTCCGGGTTCTACCCGGCGACCGCCGACAGCGGCACGACCTACACGATCCAGGCACGCGACCTACTCGGGAACCTTCTTCCGGCGCCTTCCACCGACAGCGGCGGCACGATCCCAGCGTTCGCCTCCACCATCAACTCCGCCCTCGTAACCGTAACGCTGGCAGGGCACGGGCTATCGGCGGGCGGCACGTTCGCGATCCTGGTCCCGCTCGTATTCGACGGCCTCACGCTTTATGGAAATTACACGGTTTTCAGCGTCCCGACCGCTGACACGTTTACGATTCAAGCCAGTACCACCGCGACCGCCGGAGCCACAGCGGACCTGAACAATGGAAACGCCTGTCTGGCCTATTACTTCGGGGTCGGGCCCCTGCCCCCCGGCAGCGGTTTCGGGCGTGGAGGGTTCGGGCGTGGGGGCTTCGGGCGGGGGGCTTCCAGCGGCGCCCACAGCGGCACGCCGATCCCCGCCGACGACTGGACGATCGACAACTGGGGCCAGGTTCTGATCGCGTGCCCTGTGGTCTCTCCGGCGATGACTCTGACGACAACCGCGGCGGCCGGAACGGGCGCCACGGTCACGTTGACGCTGGCCGAGTCCGTCACGATCCCCGTCGGAACACCGGTCACGGTGGCGGGTGTGGCGCCGACCGGCTACAATGGGTTCTATTACGTCACGGCGTCTTCGGCCGGGTCTGTGTCCTATGCGGGCGCCACGACTGGCGCGCAGACAGTGGCGGGCACCGTCACGTTCATCCGGCCCGCGTCCTCGCCGATCTTCCAATGGGATCCGACCAGCGGTTCGCCCACGGCCTCCGTGATCTCGTACGGCCCGCCGGTCAACGATGGCGTGTTCGTCGCCATGCCGCAGCGTCAGATCGTCGCCTGGGGATCGTCGTTCACCGGCATCCAGGATCCACTTCTGAATCGCTGGTGCGACCTGGAAGATTATAGTAGCCCGGGGTCGTGGATCGCGCAGCCGACAAATCAGGCGGGGTCTTTCCGCATTCCGAAAGGGTCGCGCATCGTCAGCGACATCCAGGGGCCGCAACAGGGCATCAACTGGACCGATCTGGCGGTGTGGTCGATGCAGTATATCAGCCAGCCGTTCATCTACTCGTTCAACGAGATCGCGACCGGGTGTGGCCTGATATCGCGCAAGGCGGCGGGGTCGTTCAACGGCGTCGTCTACTGGATGGGGCAGAGCCAGTTCTTCCAGTACACGCGGGAGGGCGTCGTTCCGCTGCTCTGCCCGGTGTGGGACGTGATCTTCCAGCAGTTGGACACCGCCCATTTGAGTAAAATTCGGGTCGCGGTGAATTCCCGGTTCAACGAAGTCGCCTGGTATTACCCGACGCTGACCAGCAACGGCGAAGTCGCGGCCTATGTGAAATACAACACGCTGCTCCAGCAATGGGATTTCGGCGCGCTGGGCCGATCCGCCTGGGTCAACGAGTCGGTGCTCGGGCCGCCGATCGGCGCCGATCCCGTGTCGCGTTACATCTACCAGCACGAGACTTCAACCGACGCCGACGGCCAGCCGATGAACTCGTATTTCCAGACCGGCTACTTCGTCATCGCGGAGGCCGACCTGAAGGTGTTCATCGACCAGGTGTGGCCAGACGCGAAGTGGGGTTACTATGACGGCGTGCAGAGCGCGACGCTGAACCTGACGTTCTTCGTGGCGGACTACTCGGGCCAGACGCCGGCGCAGTTCGGCCCATATCCGCTGGTCAAGAGCACGACGTTCATCTCGCCTCGATTTCGTGGTCGGCTGGTGTCGGTCTTCCTTGGGAGTTCTGACCTTGGTTCGTTCTGGCGCATTGGCGATATGCGTTACCGGTTCGCGCCCGATGGGAAATTCTGATGGCCTCGCTTGACGACATCTTCACGACATCGAAGAACATCGTCTCGGCGCTGTATAACAGCGCGCAGTCGGCGCTTTCGATCGTTGGGGAGAAGAACTCTCTTGCGATTACCACGGATGCCGTCGTCCTGGCCGTTCCGGGCCGCGTCGTTCTCATTAGCGTGATCGACGCTGGATCGGCCGACGGCTATGTTTATGACGCCTCCACGGTCGCCACGGCGGTAGACGCTCGGAAGATCGCCGTCATCCCGCAGGTCGCCGGACCGTTTTCGTTGAACATGGCGGTCGCCTACGGCATTGTGGTCAAGCCAGGGACCGGGCAGGTAATCGCGGTGGGCTACTCATGAGGCCGTACATGCCATTGACGAAGGGCGTTTCCCGGAAGACGGTCAGCCGCAACATCTCCGAGATGGTTCGCGCCGGGCACCCGCGCGATCAGGCCATCGCCGCCGCGTTGAACCTGGCGCGGAAGTCCCGGGCGACTGGCGGCGCCGTTCACTCCGGCCCCATTCACAGCCCCGTGGCGGGCCGCACCGACCATCTGCCGATGCACGTCCCGTCCGGCGCCTATGTGCTGCCCGCCGATATCGTGAGCGCGATGGGGGAAGGGAACACCATGGCGGGGTTCAAGATCGCCAAGAGCATTTTTGGCCAACCGTTTTATGGAACGCGAAGCGCGTCCGGGGCGTCGATGTACGGACAACCGATGCCGCATCGGGCCGAAGGCGGCGAAGTGCCGATCGTGGCGGCGGGCGGAGAGTTTGTCATTCATCCTGACAACGTGTTAAGGCTGGGTCTGGGGTCGCTGGATGACGGGCACCGGACCCTTGATGAGTTCGTGAAGCAGTTTCGGAAAGAGACAGTGAAAACTCTCGAAAACCTCCCAGGACCGAAGCGTGATTGAAGAACCCAAAGTCCGCATCGGGGTCGCCGCCGACGTCGATTCCGTCATGAGCCTCGCGCTGGCCGGATCCCGCGAGAACGGATTCGTGAGCCCGTCGCCACAGAAGATGCTCTCGGAAGTGTGGTCGGCATTGAACCGCAACCACGGCGTCATGGGCGTGATCGGTGAGCCCGGTTCCGAGTTGGAAGGCGCCGTGCTGCTTCGGATCGGCCGCATGTGGTACTCCGACGAGGACGTGCTGGAGGAAAAAGCGATCTTCGTCGATCCGCGGTTCCGGGCGGCGAAAACCGGCCGGGCGCGGCTCCTGACCGATTTTTCGAAAAAAGCCGCCGATGGATTGGGCTTGCCGCTCATCATCGGCGTGTTGAGCAACCACCGGACAGAGGCGAAAGTCCGGCTGTACGAGCGCCAGTTCGGGAAACCAGCCGGCGCGTTCTTCCTTTACGGGGCGGGGACTGGCGAATGGCATGATGCCGTGAACGCGGCGGAGGCATAAATGGGCGGTAAAACCAGCACCTCAACATCGTCGGTCGCGATCCCGCCCGAAGTTCTCGCGCGGTATCAGGCGGTCAACGAGCAGGCCCAAAACGTCTCGCAGACGCCGTTCCAGAAATACAGCAGCGACCCGAACGCGTTCGTCGCGCCGCTCACCTCGTCGCAGCAGGCGGGCGTCTCCGGTGCGAACTTGTATTCCGGTGCGGCCCAGCCGTTCTTCCAGGCGGCCACGGGGCTCACGCAGGCGGGCGCGGGACCGGCGAACCTCGGCGGTCTCGACGTTCAGCGGTACCTGTCGCCGTACCTGGAGGACGTGTACAAGCGCACCCTCGCGGGCGAGGCGCAGCAGAACGCGCAGCAACTGAGCGGGTTGAAGGGGCAGGCAGTGCAGG